TAAGAATTTCTTTTTTTTCTTTAGCAAGTCGAGGACCATAATATTCTTCCTCGAATTCTTCTCCCAGATAAGAGGGTTTCGTATCATATTTTTCTTCCATAGATCCTGGACCTGTTTCAATTAAATTTTTTAAAGCTTTTTTTCTCTCATCTTCCGCTCTGTCCTCTTGAATTCTTGATCTTGTTGGTGCAACATACCCTGGACCACCTTTTTCTCCTGGAGGAGCTCCACTAGTTGAAGGCGAAGAAGGACGATCAAAATCTCCAGCATCTCCCCAACCATTTAAACTAGTAATTCCAGCTGGACCTTTAGGTAAAATTCTACCACCGTTAGCCACCAAAGTTATTTCTTCATCTAAAGAAGGAACTAAAGAAGGAATCACTTCACCACTATCTGCTTCAGCAACATCTGTAGTTTCTTCTCCTTCAGTTAAATCTAAAATTCCATTGCCTTCTGTGACAGCAGCAAAGTCAACATTCATAGATTGTTTCTTTTTAATATGTTCATCAATACTTTCTATTTCAGGATCCCAATCCGGAAACATCATTTGAAGTTGTTCATTACTATAGTCGTTCCAATTTCCTCTAAAAAGAGCGTCCCCTATTACCGGCTCACTTCCAGTATTAAATTTTTTTCTAAAATGATTTGCGATACCACCTGAAGCAGCGGTTAGTAGCTCTGATTTAGGATGCTCAGTTTGTTCCTGATCTTCTTTTAATAATTTTTGATATTTTTTTTCCTTTTTTGCAGGAAATGGAATACCTAAGTCTTTGGTTAATGCTCTTTCCTTATGTAATGATTTTAATAGCTTATCTTTTTTTGAACCTACTTTAAAAGCCAGTTGTCCTTCAATGTCCGTGTAATCAGTATCTCCTGACAAGTCATCTACATCTATATCTACTATATTTTCATCAATTAATGAAACTTGATCATCAACAGATTTTTTCTTCTTTTTATTTTTATCATACAAACCTTTAAGAAGAGTTCCGCCTAGAATATAGGGATTTTTTTTATATAAATTGACAGGACCATGTAGAGGATTCTTCAACAGGTTATAAAGAAAATTTCCAGTCTCCGCTATGTCTAGAGTTGTATCAACCACATCTTTCTTTTTCTTTTTCTTTTTAATATATAAAGGCGTTTTATCGTCTTTAGGTGTTATGGTTTTCTTTTTAGGTGGAACATATCCTGGGCCATCTTTTTCTCCTGGAGGTGGAGTATATTTCTTTTTAGGTTGATTATATTGAGTGGCTATATATTTTTCTCTGTTGTCTCCACCGCCACCAGTATTGGTGCTTGAAGAAGAACTTGTCACATCATATATTGCCCCTCCGTTTAAACTAGCTATTCCTTCTGGCCCTCTATTTACATTTCCATTTAAAGAACCATGTAAGTCAGCCTTAACAAGTAAGTCTTTTTCTGGTTCAGTAATGTAAGTTAATTCTGTCTCTGGGTGATCAGGTGCCGACTTCCAGTGTTTAGGAGCATGGACCATTTTTTGATTTCCTAAATAGTTCTTAACTCCTCCTTGCATAGCGTATCCACCATTCGCATATTCTTTTTCCCAACGCTTTGCTATTTCTGGATGGTTAGCGTGTAAATATCTTCTCTGCTTTTCAGATTGAAAAGGCATTAGCTTCTTGGACCTTTAAGTTTCTTTACATCAAATCTTTTCGTTGCATCAGATCTTGCTTTTGCACGATTTGACATTCTTTGTTTTTCAATAGAAGTTTCAGCTCTTAATAAAGCCAGATCTTCGTTCTGTTCCATTTTGTCTTCCTGAATATCTCTATTCATCAACATCTTAGCTTTATCTAAATTGATTCGAGCTTCATCTTCTTTTTGTTTTCTCATATTATCTTGTGCTTTAAGATCAAGTTCTCTAGCTCTTAATTTAGCAATTGGATCATTACCAAAGTCTCCGCTTACTTGTTTTTCTTCTTTTAAGAAATCTTCCATCATTTCAGCAATTAGAATTGCTTTTCTAGATTCAATCTCTAACTGAATTCTTTCCATCTCTTGTTTAACTTCTGGATTTTGTGCTACTTGTGGATTCGTCTGCATCAACTGTTGTAACTCTTGAAGCTTAATTAATTTATCTCTCATCTCCATTTGTACTTGTTCATCAGCCATTAAAGCAATGTGTTCAAAAATATTTTTCTCTAATGAAGAAGTTATCATTGGATTATTTTTAGCCATCGATGTTGCCATAAAGGCTATGTGCGCTGCTATATGCGCTTGGTGATCTTGTCCTGTAAATGCTTGGAAAGGTTTACCTGCCAATGCATCAATATGCTCCAACGCCGGATTTTTAGGTTGAGGCGGTGGAGGTGGTGGTAGTACTTGGTCAATATTCTTAACGCCCATTGCTTCATACATGTCTCTATAAGCCTCATATAAATTATGCATCTGAGGATTAGACTGAGCTAATTGTAATTCTGTTTGTGCGGTTGCAATTCTTTGTGTCATTGAAAATATATTAGGGTCCGCTACTGGAAGTATGTCAATTTTTTCATCAAAGTCTGTCTGTTTAATTTCACGTTCTCCACCTACTACATCATACGGATAAACCGGAGGTAGGTAAGTTGAAAACACATTAGACAATAAAACAAACTCTTGTTTCATAGCTGCATACAATCGCTTATGGATTGCTGACATTACCCTGGAGCCACGCTCTAACAAGGCTACGGTCGTACCAACAGCGGCCTGCTGGTTCCCGTCCCCGACCTGCATGTCAGCAATGGACGCGAATCTTTGACCTGCATCTACACAAATCCCCATCAACTGCAATAAAGTCTGTGAAGGTTCTTTGTAAGGCAGATTCATAAAAGCATCTTTTAGGTTTCCGCCAGGAGCATCTACATCTCGCCATTCTCCTGGTTGAAGTGATTGGGCATCATCTCTAACTCTGATCCCTCTCTGTTTGAATCCTGAAGGTAAATTGGAGAGTGTACCTGCATCTATGAGTTGACGAAGCGCAGACGTGGCTGCTCTTGTTAGACCGCCAATCATATGGATTAATCCAAAGCCATAAAATCCAAGTCCAGGCAGAAATTTAAAGTGGACAAAATATTCGATTTTACTTTTCTTCGGATCGTCTAGTCTATAATTTCTTCTTATAGACAATACTTTTCGCGTTCCATTGTCGATTGTTACAATGTATGGAATTTTTATACCGGTAGGGATTCCATCTTGACCCCTATCTTCAAAGCCTTCGAGATCTAGATTCACATGGCACTCTATCAAAGTATAGATCGGATTATTTCTTTGATAACCTGAGGCTCTTGTTCCCTCTAGTTCTCGTTCTTTTTTCTTCAATTCAGTTTCTTCGTAGTAAGGTTTTCCTAATTCTATATCTCTATAAAAACCAGAAATTTGTTGCTTACGTAAATCATTTTCTGAAATTTTTAAAACATGACAAATGGCTTCCGTATCTTCTAATGAGGTAGCTGAATACGGAACCACCAAGTCATCTGCGGGAACAAACTTTGAAACAGCTCGTCCCAGTAAATCGTCATAATAAACTTTTTTAAAAGTTGAACCGGCTAATGGTAAATAGAATAACATTTGATCAAACTCTGGTTCAAATTCTTTCATGACATCCATTAACTGGTAGTTCATGAAATTTTTAACTCTCATCGACTGATCTTGTTTTTCTCTGCTTGGTCTTCCTAAGACTTGGCATCTTACCGGACCATCTGCCGGTAATAATTCTTTATAAGCTTGTGCTTGAAATTGAGTAATGGCTTCTGCTAAAACAGGGTGTGTTGCACTACTCGCTCCTTGAAAAGGTCTTGTTCTTTGTTCAAATTGAAATCCTAAAAGATCTAACCCTTTAGTATAAGTTCTTTCCCATTCTCTTCTGGATTCTTTGTAATCTGTATAGTTGGCATATAATTCAGAACCTAGTGGGTCTAAAATAGAATCTGGCAACAAGTCTGCTAAATTACCAAAATGATCTTCTCCTCCTTCTGGCGACACGCCACCAGGATCAAAATTAACATCTACTGAACCATCTTCGTTTTCCGTAATCTCCGTATTCTCAGGAGACGGTAAAGATTCCTGTAATTCTGTTGCTACTTCTACTTGTTCTTGTTCTGAGGGTATTCGAACTGATTGTCTTACGTTAGGTAAGCCCTTATCTATTTCTGCCATTTGTTTTCTCCAAAATTATAGGTTTATCCTGTTTTTTATCTTTAATCAAGCCTCTAGGATCTGGGCCCTTTACAGGTGGGATTGATTTCCATTTAACATCTTTCATGTTTTTAACTAATGTGGGGTTTTTCATTTGTATCGATTTAATATGTATTGATCAACACCAGATAAGACCGGACCACCAGTTGCCTTAAAATGTTTTCTTTCCAAAAGACCTTTTGTATCTTTAGCATCTGTACCACCGTCAGGAATATGACCTATTAAAAGAGCTTCCACAATATCTTCAATTATATCCACTCCATATCCAGCATCTCTGTAAAAATCTTTTATCTGCTGTATTTTTTGATCTATAACATTTTGACCAAACATTGTTTTTTCGTCTTTGCTTAAATCGTCATATTTAATGGCATCAGGATTAATTAAATCGACATTTCCGATTATATACTTAGGATTTACTTTAGACATATCCACACTAATAGATCCTTCACCAATTGTTTCACCTATTTTAGGAACAGTAAAAACAAAGTCCCCAATTACATTAGATTTAATATAAGCGGTTCCTTCTGCTGCGCTTTTGGCATCATCAGAAACGTCTCTGAAATAATTTTGTAAAAGAACCCGTGCATTATTTAATTCTTGTATATTATTCTTATTAACTTTTTTACCCCAATATTTTTCAATGATATTTAAAGGCTTTAACAATTTACCTTGTTCATCCATTAGAATACCTCTGTTAATGTCTTTATCTTGCCAGGTTATATTTCCTAGTTTAAAAATTTTATTTTTAACTTTTTTATTCTTGAACATGTCGAACTGATCGGCATAAGCTAATGGAATTGGGTTATGACCAATTTCAGCTGTTGAATTAGGAAGGTATAACTTAGTGTCGCCAATTTTAAGGTTCTTTAAATTACTTCTCATTCCTTTATAAAGGTTAGTAGCAAAATTAGTTATTCCGGAATCCCATTTTTTTCTATAAGTATATGTTCCTTTTCTGTTTGTATCTCCTGTGATTCTACTCTCCCAATTTAGTATTTTATCACCAGAATAATTCTTGAAAGCTTTGAAGGCATCTTTTAATTTCATTCCTTTTTTTCCACCTGGTAAAGGGTACCACTCGGCGCCATTATCTTTTAATATCTGCATCAAGTAATCATCTGATCTCTTTCCACCCGATTCAATTCCCAAAATATCTATTAACTCTTTTTTATTGTAAACTTTATTTTTATCGAAAGTTTTAATTCTTTCATCTAATAATGTAGAATTCTCTTTTAACTTAGTAGTAAGCTCAGTTAATTTATAAGTTTTATTTGCCACGGGAATTTTAGACTCTATCCCTATACCTTCAGTTTCAAAAATAAATCCTCGTCTATTACCGCTACCGGTAATAGAAAAATAAATACTATTTATTTTTTGCGGATCAGTTTCGCCCGATAATTCTCTAATAGCCGATTTTAAATTTCCACCGTGTTTTTCTTTTGCATAATCATTAAGACCTTTATAGAACCATATGTTTTTACCAGGAATAACACTTTTTCTAGTCCCACTTACTTGGTTTCCTGTTACAATTGGTTTTTCCGTCCAAGCTTTATTATCAAAATATTTTTTAAGAAGGTTAGTAGCTTTTTTATTCCATCTTTTTTCTGCAACATCAAAGGTTACTTTTTCGGCTATTTGAAAATAATCTTTCCATTTTGGACCTTTAGGTGGTTTAGATTCTTTTCTATCCCTCTCAACTTTTTCTACTCTCTCTACAATATCTTTTTTGGATTCATCTTTTTTTAAAAAACTAGGTTCGGGTAAATTTTCTAATGCTAAAATTGCTTGCATCCCAGTATAACCACGTGGAGCTTTTAAAACTTGAGAAGGACCGGTTGTTCCTCTAAGCAAAGGGTTACTGGCCGCAACCATACCGGCTCTTGAAAACCCAACTCTCCCCGCAAGTCCACCTAACTCAAACAGTTCTGCGAACGTAGGCTTACTTAATCTTTGCCACCAAGGTGTGTACATTATTTCTTCCTGAAGTGATTAGCGATTCCACCATCTGCCATAGGCAAATAGTATTCTGGAAGCTGGTTTAATTCTGCGTTTAATTTAGCAACTCCACCTGAGTTAAATTTTGGTTCCTTACCGCCTTTAATAACTGTAGGTGTCCAACCTTTAAAAGCTTCAGCTGCATCCTTGACGCTAGTTGCTTGTTTCTTGACGCTAGCGACTGGCGGCAACTTTGCATTGACTATATCTTTCAAATTTAATTTAAATAATTCGATCTGGTTATCAGAAGCATTCTTCAAGGATCTTAAATGAATTTTTATTTCCTCAACAATCTTTGGAGGAACGTCCCCCTTTTTTTGAACAAACTTTAATAATTTAGGATTTACTTTTTCAGTGAATAAGCTTTGACCCATTTTCACAATATCTCCACCCATGCCAATAATATCTTTAGGTTTAATATTGAGTTTAGCTGCGAGTTTAAAAATCTCTGAAGCAGCTTTCATGGTTAGTTGTTTTCTTATTTCACTCATAGTTTAGTAGTACTCCTTAAATTCAATTGGACGAGGAGTTTCTTTGTAATCTTCTGGGTGTCCTACCAGTCCTCCTTGTCTAAATCTCATAACGGCTTGTGTTGTACTATCCACAAGGTCGTCATGTTCGCCATAGGGAAATGACGCACATTCCTCCATGACTTCTTGTGCAAATTGCAGATGGGTCGGAGCCCAAATCTGTCCAGCTTCAAACATCGGCGAAACTGCATTAACTCTACTATGTTTATCATTTCCTCGGCTCGGCGTAAAGTTAATTACTGGTATTCCCATATTTCTCAATTCGTATGTGAGAGGGAGTCCGGCAGCTTTAGCTTCAATCAAAACGATCTCAGGCTCCCAGTATTTATATAATTTTAGTGCCTCTCTTCTTAAATCGGGAAACTCGAATCGTTCTTTAATGGCATCGAGTAAAATCATGCTCGGTTTGGAATCTTCATTTTCACGAAAAACTCCCCAGGTGGTAATAGCAGAAAAGTCGGCGGTCTCTTTTTTAAGATAAGCGGTATCGTAAGATTGTATGACATAGTCACATCTAGGAATGCC